TGATTCTTGGCAATAAGATGGCCAAATCTATCGATCGACAAGACTTCACCATAGAGGGTGAAGTAGTGGAATTCCGAGATGGTTATGAATACGATCTTCCAACTTCAAATGGAGACTGTGGTGCGCCACTTATCCTGCAAGAGCCCACCTGCTTGCGTAAGATCGCTGGAATCCACGTGTTGGCCCTTGTTGATGGGCATCGTTCGTATGCTCAAGCTGTTTCAAACAGCGACCTTGTCAGATGCCTTAAGCAATTTGACTCTGTAATCATAACTGATCTCGACAATATGGCGAACTTCCAATTTTCAGAAGCGCAGCTGCCAGTAAATGAGTTGTTTGACACCTCATATTTGGTTGAACTCTTGAACATGCCCGCCCCCACTTTTTCATATGTGGGTGAGTGCGATACGAAAGTGTTTGTCCCCGGCAACACGGACATTCGACCATCAGTCATTCATGGACAGGTTTCAGCACCTATTACACGACCAGCTGTACTTTTTAGTCCCTCTACAAACCTCCTTCACAAAAATCTGCAGAAGTGTGCGATGGAAACACCGTACATTCCTAAAGAAGCAATTGATCGAGCGGTTGCCAGTTATAAACCACTGTTATTCAATGGTACGAAGGCCCACCTCCAGAAAATTCTATCTTTTGAAGAGGCGGTAGCTGGAGTGAGTGATCAATCAGAGTACTTATCATCCATCAACCGGTCGTCTTCCCCTGGGTTTCCCTGGGTCCTTTATAGGCCTGGAGGAACAAAGGGTAAGACGGCGTGGTTGGGGGATGGTGATTACGTGTTTGACGAAGTTGTGCGTAACTCTGTTACAGCACGAATTGATACTGCCCGCAGAGGTATTCGCACGCCATGCATTTGGACTGACACTTTGAAGGACGAACGTCGAACATTGAAGAAAGTTGAAGCGCAGGAGACTCGTGCTTTCGGCAACGGACCGATGGACTTTACTATAGCATTTCGAATGTATTTCCTTGGATTCCTAGCTCACATTATGGAAAATCGAATTAACAATGAACAATCTTTGGGAACCAATGTATACTCGGGCGATTGGAAGGCTACTCGCGACTATCTTCAGCGTAAAGGCAAGAAGGTGATTGCTGGTGACTTCTCCAAGTTCGATGGCACATTGAATTCCTGTATCATGTGGGAATTTGTTAATGTGATTAACGAATGGTATGATGACGGACCAGAGAATGCTCTCATTAGGCAGACTCTGTTCATGGAAGTCATTAATTCTGTCCATCTTTGTGATGGCGTGTTTTATATGATGAACCACTCACAGCCATCCGGTAACCCCATCACTACGGCTCTAAACTCATTTTATAATTCGGTTTCGATGCGAATCGTTTTCGATATTTGTAAGAGAAAGGCAGGAGCTAGTTGCAATGTTGATTTCCAAACTTTTGTGGCAATGGTCTCTTATGGAGATGACAATGTCGTGAATTTTGCAGATTCAGTCGCATCCTGGTTCAACCAAAACACCATCACCGATGCCTACAAAGACATTGGCATGATTTACACGGATGAACTTAAGTCCGGAGACGAAATGGCTGACCACCGCCTGATCGGAGAAGTCGCTTATCTCAAGCGCCATTTTCGTGAAGAAGATGGTCGAGTGTTCGCTCCCCTCGATTTGGCTGTGGTGCTTGAAACCTGCAATTGGGTTCGTGACGGACCGGATTCTATCGGTGATTGCAAGGCCAATTGCGAAACGGCCATTTCAGAACTGGCACAACACCCAAAGGATGTATTTTCTAAGTATACACCCTTAATTGAGAAAGCATTTCTCAAATCTACAGAAGAAACTCTGAGTTGTAAAACTTATGAGGAGTATGAAGAATACGCTCTTGAGCAGTATTTTACTTAGAATAATGGCTGGCT